CAAGTTTGGAAGTTTCGATGGGCAGTACGCCAGTAATCTTAATGTATTTACTGCGGGTCAAATAATAGTAGTTTCATTTGACCCCACAGGATACCCCTCAGATTCTATTGCAACAATGGTATTAAATTTAGACTGGACAAACACATTGTAAAATTATTACTATAAATTATAACGACGATATTTATATATATGGAACAAGCAAATTCAAATTTAGGTAGTTGGTTAGTCGATCAACTTATTACTGAGAAGGTAGATAATATAAAAACTATCGTAGCTATCTATCCAGGTAGATTTCAACCCATGGGTAAGCATCATGCACAAGCTTATAAATGGTTGAAATCTAAATTCGATGACGCTTTCATTGCAACATCCGATAAAGTACAACTACCTAAATCTCCTTTCAGTTTTAACGAGAAGAAAAAGATAATTAGTTCGTATGGAATTAAGAATGTTGTTAAAGTAAGAAATCCATATCAAGCACAAGAAATTCTTAAAAAATATGACCCTGAAACAACCGCAGCTGTATTTATGGTTGGTGAAAAGGATCAACAACGGCTCGGTGGCAAGTTTTTCAGACCATGGAAAGGTAAAGCTGAAGTTGGATATAAACAAGGTGCATATACAATAATTGCTCCTCACGTATCACTTAGTGTTCCAGGATATGGAGAAATGTCAGGTACAGCTATTCGAACTGCTCTCGGAGCTCCCTCTATAACAGGTAAAGAGAGAGCTCAATTATTTAAGCATATATTTGGTCACATGAAGAATTATAAATTAATAACTTCTAAACTAGGTCTTAATGAGAGTATAGGTAAGTTTATTGAGACAGGTATAGTACAGAGGATAATAAGTGAAGTTAATATAACTGGTGGAGCTCCTCCTGTAGATGATGGTCCACAAATGTATTATGGATCTCAGAACGCATACAAGAAATCAACACAGCAAGTAGCAGATATGATGGGTTGGGAGATTATAAACTACCTATCTGGTGAGGAAGAGGTAATGTCAGAGCCATCTAGATATGCTCGGGAAACGCGTTCACCGTCTTTCTTCCCTGCAGGAGTACCAGGTAAGACAACACCAAGTAACCCTGTAGATTACAAGCAAGCTCAAGCATATCGAGAGTGGCAGAAGTTTATTACTAATATAGCGAGAACTGCAGGAATGGAATTTCTAGATTTCTTAGATGCTGAAGATTCTACTATCGGTAAAACACCTTCTGGTGAAAAGATCCAAGAACCTAATACTGTTCAGGAAGATATTAATATTCCTATTAATGTAGGTGATACTATTTTAGGTGGTAAGTTTAAGAATAAACGTATCGTTGTAAAGACAATTAGTAAGAATGATAAGGGTGATATATTAATCAACGGTAGACCACTTCTAAAGTATAGGATAGTAAATGAAGGATTACTTACAGAAGGTGGTGCGTATGGCCATATGTCTCATCCATTTGATGATAGAGATTTAACATTCGGTGATTTTAAGAATATTATAAGACAATCTCTACAAGGTAAGTTAGATTTAGAATCTGTTGCAACAGAAAAGACAGATGGTCAAAACTTATTTATTACTTGGAACGGTAAACTACTAGCTGCTAGAAACACTGGTGATTTAAAGCGTGGTGGAATGGATTCAAAAGCTGTTGCAAAGAAATTTGAAAATAGAGGGAATATCGAGAAAGCATTTAATTATGCTATGAATGACTTATCTAAATCAATAAGTAAACTAACAGATAAGCAGCTTAAAAAGATTTTCAATGATGGTAATAACTGGGTTAATATGGAAATCATGTACCCTGCATCTGCTAACGTAGTATCGTATGATGCACCATATCTGCAGTTCCATAACGTACTAATGTATAAGAACGGGAAAGCTATAGGATCAGTAACAGATGGTGCTAGAATGTTAGCAGGTATGGTGAAGCAAGTAAACGCTAATGTACAGAAGAGTTTTAGTATTATAGGACCTAAAGTTTTACGGATGAAACCTCAACAAGATTTTAGTGAACGACAAGATTACTTTATAAAAAAGATACAGAAGTTACAATCGAAATATAATATGAGTGATGCGAGTACATTTAACGAGTATCACCAAGCATGGTGGGATGCTTTTATTACTAAAAAGTTTAAACCTACTGATAATATTATAAAGCAAGGGTTAATCACTAGATGGGCTTTTAATGATAAATCATTTAGATTAGATAAAAAGAATATATCTGATGAGAAAATGTTAGATGCTTTAAAAGAGTTTGATAAACAGAATCATCAAGATCAAGTTAAGGAGAATATGTTCCCGTTCGAAACAATATTCTTTGAAGTTGGTGCAGAAGTACTAAAGAATGTTGAAGGATTTCTCGCTGCTAATCCTGATAAAGCTGTGCAAAATATACGTAAACAAGTTGCAAAAGCTATAACAGATGTCCGTAAAGGTGGTGATTTGAAAAAAATGAATCGATTAGTAGCACAGTTAAAGAAAATAAAAGCAATAGGTGGTTTTAAAACTATCATACCATCTGAAGGACTGGTGTTTATATATAAAGGTAAGACATATAAACTAACAGGCTCTTTTGGACCTATCAATCAGATAGCTGGTATGATGACATTTTAAGGAAGGTTATGAAAAAAGGAATATCAGAAGCTAAAGTGCAGAGGATGAGAAATCTCATCACTAGCAAGTATAATAATAAAACACAAGTTAGATCTGGTTATACCGGTCAAGTACAAGATTATAAAGAAGGTGATGTATGGGAGGAGCGTGGTAAGCAATGGACTATACGCAATGGTATAAAGCGCACCGTTACTAAGCTTGATGCTGCACGTAAAGCAGTAAGTATACCGCTTTCATGTCCTAAATGTGGAGGAGCGATGAATCATCAAGCTCATAAGCACACTTATAATAGGTGGGGTATATGTTTTATATGCACTTCTAAATGGGAGCAGCAGATGAAGCGTGAAGGTACATATGAAGCGTTTCTTAAAGAGATTGAAGATAAGAATTTTAATGTATGGTTAAAAGATATAACTAAAGAGTATTATGAATGGCTAGAACTCCGAGATTCTAAAAGCTTTGTTACTGAAGCAGGTGATATAGAAGATTGGTCAGGCGGTAAAACAAAACAGCAGATGCGTGAAGAGTTTGATGAGCAAGTAATTAAAATACGGGAAGCAAGAGATGAAAAAAAGTGAATTAATGAACATAATTAATGAAGAGATAGAGCAATTAGTAGAATCGTCTATGTCTAAAAAGTTTAAAAAAGCAACAGAAGCATTGTATGATGTTCAATTAAAACAGCAACAACTCCGGAAAAAATTTGTAGCAGAAAAAGATCCTAGTAAGCGTGATAAGATGAAGAAAGAACTCATCGCTATGCATAAAGTTGTTCAGAAAGTTCAATCTGCTTTCAACGCTGCATTAATGCAAGAACCTGCAGGAGAGTTAGAAGAGCTTGATGTAAGAAAAGTGCATGGTGATAGGCGTATTGATAATCCTGATACTGGTAATGCTGTTAAACTACGTACTGCGTTAAAAGCTCCTAAGAATTCACAAGTATATAGAATAGCTAAAGATATGTATGATAGATTAGCAGAAACTATGAGTGAAGCAGAGTTATTAGAGAAGATAGTATTCTATCGCGATAAAAAAGGAAAGTTGAGACGATTCGACAATAGGAAATAATATGAGCATTTTAAATAAAATATTTTCAGGTGGTGCAAAAGAGTTAGTTGATAGTGTTGGTGGTGTATTAGATAACTTAACTACATCTAAAGAAGAAAAACTACAAGCTAAACAAAAGATGCAACAATTAATATCAGATTACGAAACAAAGATGGAAGAGAATATTACAGATCGCTGGAAAGCTGATATGAATTCTGATTCTTGGCTATCAAAAAACGTAAGACCTCTAGTATTAGTATTCTTAGTTGTATCAACTGTGTTAATGATATTTATCGACGCAGGTACAATTGCATTCGAAGTAGAACCTAAATGGACAGACTTACTACAACTAGTCCTTATCACCGTAATCGGTGCTTATTTTGGAGGACGTACTATGGAAAAAAGAGGTAAGAAATAGTATAAACATCCTCTTAATATATATTTATATATAGTATGGCCAAACAAAGTATAAAAGAAGTAGTAGCTGCTGAATATATTAAATGTGCGAAAGATCCTGTATACTTCATGAAGAAGTATTGCATGATACAGCATCCAGTTAGAGGTAAGATTAAATTTAATCTATATCCCTTTCAAGAGAAATCACTACTACAATTCAAAGATCACGATTATAATATCATATTAAAATCTCGTCAGTTAGGTATATCAACACTAACCGCGGGATATTCCTTATGGTCTATGATTTTTAATGAAGATTTCAATTGCCTAGTAATTGCGATTAAGCAAGAGACAGCTAAAAACCTTGTAACTAAAGTTAGAGTAATGCATGATTACCTACCTAGTTGGTTGAAGGGAGCTGTAGTAGAGGATAATAAACTATCATTAAGATTAGCAAATGGCTCTCAAATTAAAGCAGTGTCTAGCTCACCAGATGCAGGTCGATCTGAAGCATTATCACTACTAGTGATTGATGAAGCAGCTTTTATTGATAAAGTTGATGATATATGGACATCTGCTCAACAAACATTAGCGACAGGTGGTAAATCTATAGTACTATCAACACCTAACGGTACAGGTAACTTCTTTCACAGAACTTGGATGAAAGCAGAGTCAGCTGAAAATAAATTTAATACAATCCGACTACATTGGACTGTTCACCCTGAACGTAATCAAGAGTGGCGAGATGAGCAAGATATAATTCTAGGTGCTGATCAAGCAGCGCAGGAGTGTGATTGTGATTTTATATCATCCGGTGCAACAGTTATACCAGGTACATTACTTGAATGGTATCGAACTAATCAATGTATTGAGCCTGTAGAGAAACGAGGTGTAGACGGAGCTATGTGGATATGGGAATACCCTGATTACACTAAAGATTATATCGTTGTAGCTGATGTTGCTCGAGGAGATGGAGCTGACTTCTCTACTTTCCATGTTATTGATATTGAAACAGTAACTCAAGTTGCAGAGTATA